TGATATATTGACTATGGATGTTACATTCAGTGATGATGCCAATCAAGAATGGATACGTATACATGATAAGCTCACGGATATTCAGAATTCAGATGATGAAAATGAGTACATGAAGAGCATGCTGCCTAAGCAAAAGAGCTACATTCCCAGGTTTGCATTGCTGCTCAACACTTTGTGGTCCATATTGGAAAAAGGATCTCAGATTGAGCATGTGAGCAAAGATAATATTCTGAGGGCTGAGCTACTGAGTGAGTATTTTATCAACATGAGCAAGCTGGTTAAGCAGGATGTAAAGGAAAAAAATGAGCTGATGCAGGCAGGCAAGACAGCAGGCAATGATAAGTATGCCATGCTTAAGGCAATGTTCAAAGCCAATCCGGAGCTGAACAAAACAACAGCCAGCGAGGTGTTGGGTGTATCCAGGAAAACAGTATATAACATGTTAAAACAGATAGAAAATGAACAAGCAAACAAGAGAAAGGCTCAAGCAGCTGGAGCTGCAAGAGCTGCAAACTAAATTCCCTAGCGTTCCATTGCACTGCCTGGCACATAGTGCATTCAAGGAGACCAATGCCAATGAGCTTACAAAGACCATAATTAGGTTTATTCAGCTCAATGGATACCAGGCTGAGCGTATCAATACCATGGGCAGATTTGTAGGGCCTAAAAAATACACAGATTTTGATGGCAGAGAGCGCACCATTGGCAAGGGAAAGTACATTCCCACCACAGGCACCAAGGGCAGCGCTGATATATCTGCTACCATTGCAGGCCGGTCCATCAAGATTGAGGTGAAATATGGCAAGGATAGGCAGTCAGATGCACAGAAAAAATACCAGGAATCAATTGAGCAGGCAGGAGGTACCTACATTATCGCTAGAGATGTGGATGGATTCGTTGAATGGTATGATAATTTCATTGCAGAAATTAAATAGTTTCATTACATTTGTAAACAAATAAGCAGTAATATGAAGAAAGAACAAGTACAGGCCTCCTTGTATCGCAAGGTATGGGATGCCAAGAGGCAGATTGGTAAGGTGTACAGGAATGCTCAGAGCCATCATTCTAAGTATGCCGATTTGAACAACATCCTGGATACAGTGGAGCCAATCCTATTTGACTATGGGTTGATATTGATGCAGCCAATCAGAGAGAACAAGGTGGTCACACAATTGATTGATGTTGATAGTGGTGATTTAGTGGAGTCATGTATTGACCTGCCTAACATCACGGATCCGCAAAAGTTGGGTAGTGCTATCTCTTATTTCCGTAGGTACACATTGAGCAGCCTGCTGTCTATTTCCACCACAGATGATGATGATGCACAGAGTGCAACAAAGTCTATGGAAAAGAAGCCAGCAGCATCTGATGACCTGGTGAAGAGATTCGTGCAATCATTGGCAGATGGTACAGCCAAGTGGAACATTGAGAAATTCAAGGCCAATTATGAGCTGAATGAGGTGCAAATTAAACTAATTGAGGCAGTATGAAGATTAGAGCCCACCAATTGGGTGATATTATGACATCACCTAAAAGCAAATCAGAGGAGCTTAGCGTGACAGCCAAGGGAGTAATAAGGAGCAATGTCAAGCAGGAGATATTTGGATACAAGAATCAGATTAATAGCAAGTACATTGAGAAGGGTATCACCCATGAGCAGGATAGTATTGACCTACTTAACAAGGTTAGGCTCACAGATTACACCAAACACTATGGCAGGATTGACTATGTACAGCTGTCCGGTGAATGTGATATCCTAACTGAGGACACAGTGATTGATTTGAAAACATCCTGGTCACTTATTACATGGCCTGGCACACCAGCTGAGGCACACAACAAAGCGTATGAGTGGCAGCTAAGGGCATACATGTACCTGTACGAAAGGCCAAAGGCTGAATTGATATTCTGCATGGTGAGCACTGACCCTGAGCTGTGCAAGTATGAGCCTGAGGATATTCACCAGGTGGACCATATTGACCCATACATGCGTATCACTGTTGTGAGGTATGAGCGTGACCTAGATTTAGAGGAGCAGATGCGTCAAAGATTGGATGCAGCACATGCATATGCTGATAGCTACAGAGCTGAATTGTTGAATTCAAAGATGTTGAATCTATGAGGTACCAAAAGGAATGGATTGATACTGTAAGGCAGAGATATTCTACCGACACAGCTAAGGAGATAGCCAATCTGATTGGCATCTCTGAGGTTGTGGTGTACAGAATAGCCAAAAGTTATGGAATCCGAAAGCCTAAGGAATGGATTGAGAATCCAAAAAGCGGAGGTTTTAAGAAAGGTAGACGCAATAGCCCATCTACTGAATTCAAAAAGGGAAATGTGCCACATAACAAGGGAAAGAAGGTTACACCTGAGGCATATGCCAAAATGAGTGGTACATTTTTCAAGCCTGGAGGCAAGCCATTCAATCATAAACCAATGTATTCAATCAGCATCCGGGCGGATATGACAGGGATTCCTTACAGATTCATAAAGATTAGAGCTGATTATTGGGAGCTATTGCACAGGCATGTGTGGATGGAGGCCAATGGACCCATTCCAAAGAACATGGTGATAGCATTTAAGGATGGAAACAGTATGAATTGTGACCTATCAAACCTTGAAATGATTACCAGGCAGAGCAATATGCTAAGGAATTCAAGCAATAACCTACCGGATGAGCTTAGAGAGGTAGTGAAATACAAGAATAAATTAATCAAAAAAATACAAGAACATGGCAAAAAACAAAATCAGTGATCTAAGGGATCACCTATTTAGCGCATTGGAGCGCATTGATGATGACCAATTGAGCTCAGAGGAGCTTGAAATTGAGATTAAAAAAGCCCAAGCGGTGGCCAATCTGTCCAGCATGGTGATTCAATCAGCTAAAATTGAGATTGATTTCATCAAGGTGACAGGCAGATTAGACTCAAATACAGAATTATTCAAGAGCATTGATACACCAAAACAAATAGAGCTATGACAAATACATTGATTTTAGCCATTCTGAGCGCGTTTCTATACACCAGCAAGGGTAAGGCTACCTATTACGGAGAACATTGGACAGGCAGGCTCACAGCAAGCGGTGAGAGATTCCATGCAGACAGCATGACATGTGCACATAAGACATTGCCATTTGGCACTATGCTGTGTGTACAGGATGTAAAGTCAGGCAAGGAGATTACCGTCAAGGTGAATGACAGGTTGCCAAAGAGCAGCGGAGTATTGATTGACCTAACCTATGGAGCAGCCAGGGAGATGAGCATGATACGAAAGGGAGTCATTCAGGTGACCATCACAGAGGTAGGTAAGGGTAAAATTTACAAGAGATGAAAAGCAAGGAACAAGCAAAAAAAATACTAAAATACCATACAGATTTGCATGGTGATATGGGTAAGCATTATGCCCTCAAAAGCACAGAGCAGAAAAAATATGCATCTGAGTATAGAGAGCAGTCAAAGTGGAATGAGGTAATTAACCAAATAGAGAAGTTATGAAGACAGCAGTAGAGTGGTTGTATAGTGAATGGGCTAAAAATGGTACTATATTTCTTGAGGATTTAGAACAAGCCAAACAAATGGAGAAGGAGCAGATAATGAGAACTGCATGGCATTGTCATATTGAAGGTGTAGAACAAGGTTCAAAAACAAGTCAAGAATATATTCAATACGCGGAACAATACTACAACGAAACCTTTAAATCAGAAGAATGAAAATAGTATTAGAGTGGTTTAAAATTAATTGCCCGAAATGCAAGAAAGGGAAACTAACACAAGATGGTTTGCATCATTGTTGGGGTGGCGGAGAGTTAAATGTTTATAGCTGTGATAATTGCAAAAGTAAGTTTGTCTAAATGGCTTATAACTCATGGCTATGCGTAACAATAGTACGGTAATTAAAATATATAATAGATGACAACAGCAGTAGAGTATTTAGTTAAAGAAATCATTGAACTAACAGGTGTTAATATCCAAATGGATGAGCCAATAATTGAGCAAGCACTAGAAATTGAGCGATTGCAGCAAAGATATGCATTTGACCATGCATTTTATTATGCGAGAAGCACAGACGTAAGCAGTACAGATGCCTGGAATTTTTATAAGAATAACTTAAAATCAGAATAAATGGAAAACAAGAACAACAGCGGAGCATTATTCCGTAATGACAAGAAGGTACAAGGGAGCAATCAGCCTGACTACACAGGCAACATCACCATTGATGGAGAGCGCAAGCGATTGGCAGCCTGGATAAAGGAATCACAGGCAGGAAACAAGTTTATGAGCATTCAAATATCAGAATTCAATGAGCAGCAAAATAGTCAAGCAGCACCAAGCAAAGCCCAGGCAGATAATGATTTGCCTTTCTAATGATTACCAATTGACTGATTGGGTGCGTGACCAGCTTATTGCTATGATTACACCTAGGTACAAGATTGGATTTATGGCCTTGGATATGGATGTGACCTATCACCAGCTGTGGCGATTCATGCGCGGTGAGCATATGCATGAAACATTTATCAACAAGGCATTTAAATTCTTGCTAAATTCGAAGGGTGAAATTCTGGAGAGCTGAGGCATATAGATTGGCCAAGTCCATTACCAGGGGCCATCCATTACATGAGGACCTGGTGAGTCATGTGTACATTCTCATGGATAAGTACAGCGTGCCTGAGGAGGACCTGCCAAGGACCTTTGTAAGATTCGCATACAATCAATGGAATTGGTATCAATCAGATTTTAATAAGACATTCAGGGGCTCTGCCAATACGGTGGAGCTCTCTGATTTGTTGCCGGATGACATGGATGATATGGCACCATCAGCTCTCAAGCTGTTCCTAGATGCCTACATGGACCAATCACCAGCGGATGAAACGGATATTTTTTGCCGTGAGATTACAAAAATGTACCTTTATGGCATGACATACAGGGAAATTATGGCTGAGACAGGCATATCTCTGAACATAATACACAAAGCAATCAAACAAGTAAAACATGATATACATCATTCTTATCAGCATAGGGATAGCCCGTGCATTGCAGACCTTTAACCTGCCGGATATCAAGCCATTCAACTGCCAATCCTGCCTGACATTTTGGTCCTGTATGGTGATATTCCTGTTGACTGAATGGGAACTATGTGGCATAAGTTTTATAGCCTATTTACTAAGCGATTTAATTTTGATATATGAAAATAAGTGAGGACCTAAGGATACAGATGGAGCGCTATGGCAGGACCAGCTCGTTTAATCTGAATAACATAACAAAGAATGAGCTTGCTGTATGGTACAGAGATGTCCAGGGCAAGGTGTTGAATATCAGCTGTGGCACATGTATCCGTAATGCTATGCGTGACCTAGTGGCTGCCATGCAAAACAAACCAGCTCAGCCATCCATCCGCAAGGTGGTGCCATTCAAAGGTATCACACAGAGCAAGCCATTAACCGAAATGAGCTACAAAGAGCTGCGTGCATTGGCCAAGGAGCGAGGCATCAAGGGCACATTGAAGCGAGATGAATACATTGAGCAGTTAGGCAATGCATAAAGACCTGGACATTGGTGATATGTGTGAGGCATCTGATGATGGCAAGCATTGGACGTATGTCAAATACCTGTTTTTTGATGCCCACAATGATGAGTATGTATGCCTGGTGGACCAAACATACTGCCAATCCTTTCTGATTGTTAGACCATTACCGGAGCAAATATGAGGGTATTGAATGTATCATCTGTGGATTATGCCAATATGAGCCACAATAATGCCAGGGCATTAAGGTCCATAGGCATTCAATGTGATGATTGGACCATGAGCACACATGCATTCCAATACAGCAGCCAATCACAGCTGGTGGATGCTAGGCACATAATGAATAACTTCATGGATTATGATGTGATACAGCTATTCCATTCCTGTGAAAAGACCTACATGCTGATTATGGCACATCCAAACATTGTGGTGTACCATACAGGTACCAGGTACAGAATGAACAAGAGGTATTATGATGACCTGTACAGTGGCCGAATTATTGCCACAGATCAATGTGAATTTCTCCTGCACAATCCTAAAATGCTTTATGTGGCACCACATACGGAGCTCAAGCCGGTCCAGCGTCCATACAGGACCAAGTTACGCATAGCACATTATCCATCCAATCACCTGGTGAAGGGTACAAAGACCATCCAGCGATTGCTTGAGCCATTCAAGGATAGGTTTGAAATTGATATTAACACAAATAGGGAGCCACATGAAAAGAATCTTTACCGCATTGGCCTTGCTGATATATACGTTGAGCTGTTCAATCCTACGCAGAATGGGCAGCCTTATGGTTGTTTTGGGGTTACAGCTTTTGAGGCAACAGCAATGGGAGGAGTGGTGATTACTAACAACGTCAACAGGCAGGCATATGAGGATGTATATGGAGCACATCCATTCTTAACACCTAATGATGAGATGGCATTCATCCAGGCTATTGAATCATTGGCTGTAGAACGTGAGCAGTTTGATTACATCCGTGAGAATCTGCATGCTGGATTCCATGATAAGCACAGCATAGAGGCAACAGGTAAACGCATTAAACACATAATTGATGAGAGTATCGGTCATAGTTAATACCTATAATGAGGATCCAAAGGTGCTATTGCGTGCCATTGATTCATACAAGAAACAATGCCATCAGGTTATAGTGAGCACAGTGGAGGGGGATAGCTCATTGAGTTACCTAAAAAATGTACAATTCGCTGTATTGCCTAAGGCTGAACATGTAGGTAAGTCACCTAAAGGGTCATTCCAGCAGATCAATAATGCATTGCCATTGCTGAATTGTGATTATTTCTGTTGGGCATCCGGTAATGATTTTGCAGAGCCACATAAGGTCAAGACAGAAGTCAATGCCCTAATTGCATCCAACAAGCAGATATGCTATTCCGCATTTAATGTGATTCGTGCCAATAGATTGAGAGTGCAGTTATTCAAGCCATATGATGTGCAGGAGCACCTAAGGAATAACTTTGTATCTGACTGCTCAATGATTAGCAAACGCATGATTGACAAATATGGGCCGTTTGACCTGGAGCGCAACAACATGGCCTTTTGGGATTTTTGGCTGAGGGTATATGAGAATGAGGGCAATGTGTTTGAGTATAATCCTATTCCCACATGGAACTACATGTATAATGAGGGTGATATGTCTAAGGTAAGGCGCAAATCACCTGAGGCAATTGCTCTGAATTTAAATGATAGAAAACTAATGTTAGAACACCATGAAGGTATCATCCGCAAGATGGCAGCTGGCCACAATTAACCTGATTGCCCGAAGGCAAGCCAATGGCCATAATGATGACAACATACACACCACCCCAGCGGTGCGGAACTACAGGAGCCACATTGAGAAGTGTGGTTATGGTGATTCAGTGCTGGATGTCGGATGTGGCAGTCAACATATAAAGACCTTGCTTAGACCTGGCACCACATACATTGGCCTTGATGCATTCCCCATTGAGGGCCTTGATGTAATGAAGGGCAAGATTGAGGACCTTGAGGGTATTGAGGTGGATACAGTATGTGCATTCGCAGTGCTGGACAATTGCCATGATTTCTATAAGGCATGTGATGGCATGAAGAGAGCAGCACAGAAAAACATAATAATACTGACAGGCATTGATATTGAGGTGGATGAATTCCATACTCATAAATTACAGATGGCTGATTTTGACCAGGCATTTAATGACTGGACATGTACACATAGAGAACAACTGAGCCCAAGAGTGTGGCTCCTAAATTATATACCAAATGCCAATACCTAAACCGAAGCCAAATGAATCTGAGGCAGATTTTATGAAACGCTGCCTAAGTGATCCAAAAATGAATGAGGAGTTTCCTGCCAATCAGAGGGTAGCTGTATGCTCTGCTCAATTCATTAAGAATAATAATAATAATAATAATAATAATAATACATTAAAAGAACTAAATTCTTAGTTATGGCGAAATCACAGGAGACCATTGATAAGCTGGAAACATATGCATGGCAATACATCCAGGAGTGTATCAATCACACACGGCCACATGTCGCAGGTAATGGTAAGGTAATCCAGGTACCTGATAGGCACATACCTACCATTGACTACTTTCTGAGGATATGGATACCAATGCAGGAAGGGATGGAGTTAATTCACAGAAGAACTTGGTATGATTGGTTGAATAGTGATGGGCCAAAATCACACACTATAAAAAGGATATCTGATGAATTCGACAGCCTTGCCAGGGATATTGTGGGCAATGAGGGCAAAGGTATATTCTATGCCAAGAACAAGCTGGGCATGCATGACAGGCAGCAGGTTGAAACCAAGAACGTGGAGCGCTTTGATTTCGAATAATTTTGTATATTTGCCATGGTTGACATAATATGATTTCAGTAGTGGTTAGGTATAAGGGTGGCGCAGGCTGCCCTTTGTAATGTTATGAAGGTAGTCAAAGGATATAAGCCCCATGCCAATCAAAGGCTGATACATGATTCCATTAACCATGGACCATACAAGTACTATGTGCTGAACATAGGTAGGCAGTTTGGTAAGACATTGCTGGGGATTAATCAGATGCTATGGTGGGCCATCAATGATAAGGGGTGTAACATTGCCTGGGTAACACCTGTTTACAAGCAGAGCAAAAAGGTCTTTGATGAGATGGAGCGAGTCACCAGGGCATCGGGGCTATTTGAATTCCACAGGTCAGATCTATGGATCAAAGGGTTTGGCAGCACCATCACATTCTATTCAGGGGAGAAACCGGATAACATCCGTGGTAACACATTTGATTACCTTATCATTGATGAGATGGCATTTACCAGGTCAGAGCTATGGGATGAGGTGCTGAGTGCAACTGTGTTGGTGCGTGGCAAAAAGGTGCTGTTCATTTCAACACCAAAGGGAAGGAATCACTTTCACAGGCTGGCCCTACAGCACAACTATGATGAGAGGTACAAATACTTTCAATTCACCAGCTATGACAATCCGCTGATTGATGGCCAGGATCTTGAGGAGCGCAAGCGGTCACTGCCTGATCATATCTTTAGGCAGGAGTATATGGCTGAATTCGTTGATAATGCATCCGGGCTCTTTAGGAACATATCAGCCTGCATTGGCACAGGGCAGCCAACAGCCAAGATGTATGCCGGGCTGGACATTGGCCGAGCAGATGACTACACTGTGCTATCTGTCATCAACAGTGATGGGCACATGGTGGCGGTGTACAGGTGGAGGCATATGGAGTGGAGTCAAATCATTGACCAGGTCACAGCCAAGATTAAGCAGCACAATGCTCTCACATTGGTAGAGGTCAATAACCAGGGAGATGTATTTTATGAGATGCTGGCGAAGTCATGCCGCAACATGGTGGAGCCATGGGTAACATCAGCCAAGAGCAAACCACAATTGATTGAGGACCTGGCAGTGTCATTCGAGCAGGCAGAGGTGAGGGTCCACAATGAGCGCTGGCTGCTTGATGAATTGGAGGCATTTACCTATATTTACAATCCAGCAACAAGGCAGGTAAAGTACAGCGCACCTGATGGCTTGCATGATGATGGGGTGATAAGCCTGGCATTGGCATGGCATTGCAGGAAGGCATACAGCAGGAGAGGAGTATACAAAGT